CTGCCGTAAGAGTATCTGCGTCCTCAAGCTTAACATTAGAACGAGATCCTGACTGATAGTAGTAGTTACCATTAGAATCGATAACAACATCGTTAAGACTGAATACATATGAATAAGCATCAATGCCCGGGTATGCAGTTGGGTTTAGCTCTGGTGTGCCGTTGGCCGATGTAATATCATCTGGAAAGCCGCCGTATAACAAGTTGTGAGTATCAAGGACACTTGCATCAGCGCGAGTAGACCCACTTGTCCTCGTAGTTGAGAAACCAAAGTAAGAGTCGGTTGGATCTGATTGTCCGCCAGCACTGGCTGACACCCGCAAGCGATCTTTAGGGAAGAACAGCGAGGCTGTGGCTGCTTGCATAGGAATGAAGGAAAGGCCGTCAGTGGCGGTACGGGCCAATTTGATCGACCCCCCGCCGACGTTAATCGCATATCTATGGCCTTGGGCCGTGGCCTCCTGGGCAACAGCGCCAGCGCCACTCATAGCTGTACAGCCGGCGACGTTACCGCTACCGCTCAAGCCTTGTGCGTTGATAATAAATGAGTTTTCAAAATCACTGGCATTTTTGGCGTTCAGCAAGTTTCTAAACTTGGGAGGTCCGAAGTAGCCGAATGGGAGGAGTGAAGGCTCAGTTCCACCTTGATCAGCTTTATCATTCATGTCAACCCAGATATATTTCGACTGGTTGGCATAGTTACCGTATTCTTTAAGTCTGCGCTCGTTAGCGTCCCATTCGACATATTTGTCGCCGATTACTCGGGCAATATAATTTGGAGATTTGGGATCAAGACTGCAATTGTCGAATCTTTCCATAACAGTAACATTATTATCGGTATCGTTAATATCGCGAAGCAATACTGTAAACGTTCCGTAGTCTGTAGTGGTTGTATTAGACTTTCTGATATTCGTTATGGATATCTTTATGTTCTTATGCAACCATCCGCCATGGCCGCGGCCTTTAAAACGGAAAAGCTTTTGTTGAGCTTGTGGTTGAAAGCCTCTGGTGACTCCATTAATTTCTTGGCCAATGATCCAGCCGGATCTGGCTTCTGTTGAAGCTTGACCTTCAAAATCATGAGGACCAGTAGCCGCGGTGCCGCTCAGAGCGAGACCAAGAACAACTCCGTGAAGAGTAGTTGATGTAGCCAAGCTACGATCACGAAGCTCTTGCTCAAAAGATTCACCCAAAACAACATCGTCGGCCGCTGATTGCGGATAGAAAGTTCCAGCTGTTGAGAGTAGCTGCGGGTTTGTGTTCACGCGGCGACGAATAAATTTGTCACTGGAGTCATCAAAGTTGAACTTAATCTTTCGGGCGCCCTTGTTTGAGCCACTAACAATTAATGTGAATAAACCATCAGAGCCCATCGATACAACGGCGCCTGCAGCTTGTACAACTTGACCAACGGAAGACGTACCGCCGGCGCCGGCATCATTACCTTGACGCAAAGTACCTTGAAGTTGGACCGAGCCAGTGTTCACGTAGAAAACTGCTGCCAAGTGGAGCGCACCGGAGGCCTCTCCGACAAGGTCCATGGAAGATCCTGACTTGGCCACAAAAAGACCATATGCACCACCATTTGCGCTAGACTTGGAGGCCGCGGCAGTTCCTAAGTTCTGTGTTGTCTTATAGCCTGCTGCAGCGGCGCCGCCGGCTGCGGAACCAGCAGAAGTCTGCTGACCTAAAAGCCTAATATAAGTAAGCGGTGCAACGTTTGCGCGCAGGAAAGCTTTCGCAGCATAAGTACCATACATCGGTGATTGATGGTTGCCGTAACGATAGATATCGCCGCCGCCGTTACCAGGAACGGTATCGCCGAACAATTCAATGAATTGTGAGTAAGACTCAACCTTTGTTGGGGTCATCGCTAAGCCGCGTGCAGAGCGACCAATGACAACTGGACCAATAGAGTCCGCGGACTTTGGTATAAAGGAGTTATCAATTTCATTGATAAACACTCCAGGAGATACGAATTTGAATTTTTTGACTGACATGTTTTAACTTCCCCTCAATAAATTAGATGTGTGATGCTGCAATCATACATTAAATAGTGTTTTTAAACTCAAAAGGCTGTTCAGGAACTAATAAAAAGTTATAGCTTTCCTCTCGGGAAGCATCATTTTACATTGCCGAAGAAGTTCCAGTCGCCTGGAGGGGCCACCATTTCTTGCGGAAAGGATATTTCTACAACATTTTCATCTATCCTTACAATAGGCCTGTCATCATTTTTTCCTTCGCCGATCAAATACCCTAAGACTTTTATATTTATTTCAGTTTGGAAAAGGCGTGTATCCTCACCTAGATTAGCCACATTATTGCTTTGTGCAAAATTTTGTTCAATGAACGCTTCGTATAGGTGGCCATCGCGTTTTAACACAAAAGAGTTTATTTGTCCTGTTCTCGCAATGAAGGGTGCCACCAGTTCGTTCATTTGCTGTTGGTATTCTGTTTTCATCACAATCTTGTAGTCTATATTTATATAAACTGGTATTGGGATTGATAAAGACTGTATTACTATTTTGTTATTCTTTCTTGGGAACCACATTTGTTTTTTCTTGCCCGAAGCCAAACTTGGTTTCGGGGCAGCGGCGGCCGGATCAACTCGGGTATTGCCGGCTACTGCAAAATTTCTAGTTTTGTCCTCAACTATTCTTTTTGCAATCACTATCCTGCCGGCGCGCCCATTCTGATCTTTAGAATATAAATGCGCTTGAAATCCACCTTTTCTATTGGGGTCTTTCGTCATTGCGGTCCTTTGAATCGAAATGACCGGTAATTTTAAGGCGCCGTCATCGTCTCTCAACTCTTTAGCGTTTTTTATCTGGAAGGAGCGCTCGGGGGTTTGCCACAAAACGGGTACTTTTCGGTTGCCTTCATTAGTTACGGCCGACAATTTTAAATCTTCTTTCAACCACGACACCATTGCATAGTCGATAGTCTCTATCGTTGAAGAAAGCATTCCAATTTCTTTTAAGGTTGCTTTAGATGCGTCAACTGGCAGTAACGCAAAGTCAAAATTATCAGGAAGCATTAAAAAGTCCTCTTCTCGCTCTTCTGCATCTGGCAGCTATCTCAAAATCTTGTCCGGCTTGCCCAAAAAGTAATTTAGGCTCGGTAAGCTTGACTATTTCATAGTAACTATCATTATAAAGAACAAAATCACCTTCTCTAACATACAGATCTTGATCTTCCTCCAACCTTCTTTTGTGAAAATGGACCATAACCTCCCAGCTCTTGTCTATCCCTACATCTTCCATGTAATCGGTAGAGAAGTCGGTATATTCGACAAGGGCATATACTCTTATAGGCGGCAAAAACGTTTTTTCAACAGCTTCCCCGTATAACTCATGAAAGTTAGTAGTGGCTAGGTCAATAGAATAGTATAATATCTGTTGTCCAATTACTTTTTCTATTAACTCATCGTTAATTTGTTTTACAAAGTCTCTTTCTTTTTTTCCAAGAAATAAAGGTGGTGGTGGTGCGCCAGGTTTTTTCCATTCATTCGACATTGTTTAATTTATCCTACAAAAATTGGCAGTGGGGAGTTCTTTAGAGTAGCGGTTGCTGCGTCTGCCTTTTCTTGGTCCTTCTTCATGAGTTCTGGGTATTCCATTTCCTTAAGCATATCTCTTAATTTATCTTTAAGCTCAGTCTGTTCTTCTTTCGCTTGAGATAACAATTCGCTGTGGTTTAACGTTACACTTTCTCCTGGGATTGGCACTGTGGTAAACTTACCTCGGATTTGGCCTAGCATTTCTTTACAAAGCGCCAATGCATATTTGCGAATCCATTGTTTGCCAATCGAATTAATATTGTTATACGGTATGTTACCGAAAGGCAGCGTATTCATGTTATTGATGCCGTTGACGCCTGATTCGAACGAATCGGTCTCTTCCCATGCATTTTCTTCTACGTAAAATTTAAAAAAGATCCTGTCGTCAGGACCAAAGGAATAGTCGCTAGGTGACGGGTACAATCTTAAGCGGTTTGCTATAATTTCGTATGAATAGTGAGAGGTTCTAGTGAAAAGCGAATCTTCATACATAATCGCTTGCATTTTATTTTGCCACGTAGGTATTACTTCAAATGTCGAGTCATCGGCAAATTGACCGTATGTTGAGCCATTTCCTACAACTCCGACTCCTCCGTAATATCCGTAGAACCTCCACATAGCTCTTGGTGATTTATAAAACACTTTTGTTACGATAATTCTTTTGTTCTCAACCTTACCAGAAAAACCAATATTCCGGCCGGCGTCATCTTTACCGCTGTCAGATGCTGTTTTTACAATTGTTTGGAGATCATAGTCTTGTACATCATCCACTGGGGCAAACGAAGCTGAGTACTGTCTCTGACTGCCTCCCATCCCACTGATGGATGCCATGCCGTCTCCCACTCTTTTTGCAATTGAAAAATGCATTTTTGGTGTCTTCAACTCAACATGGGTTCCGCCCAAACTAGCGGAAAGGGTGCCACCTTTGATATTCCCCAGGTGATCAAACGTGCCCGTAGCATTGCCCAGGTAATCAGATAAAACATTCTTGCTTTGGTGAAGATTTACTATATACGAATATTCAAGCACAGCTTCTTCATATGCTGAGTACACATTTGCTGGTGTAAGCTCAATATCTATTACATCTCCGCCTAACTTTTTATAAACGTAATTGACTTGAAGGGCGGCGCCGCTTAGAAAGTCAATCGAACCGGTTCCCTTGGTGTAGATTCCAAACGGTACGGCCGCGGCTACTTTGCTGGCACTACCTGTTGAAGTTAAGACTATGGGGCTTGTTTGTGAATTTGGATTTAAATCGATTGGCATTAAAAATGGTTCCTTTGACGTCTATAAGTTAAATAGTTTTTCATAAGACAAAAAATGAAAATCTCAAAAATTTACCGGCGAAAAAATTGTAGAGATCAGGTTTTTCAAAAAAAACCCCGGCTTTTGGCCGGGGATCTTTGTTTATAAGGGTTATGGTTTAATCGCCACCTGCGTAACTAAACTCCGCAATGAAAGTGAAAGCCCCACCTGAGAAGGCGGTACCTGATGTACTGACGCGCATGTGAATCTCTGCGGCTCCGGAACACCATGCCGCGGCGGTCGCCTGTTGCACCAGTGGGTTATCTGCCTTCAGCGCTGTGGCCAAAGCTGTATCTGTCGAGGTTCCAACTCCGCCATTAACACTGGTTCCTGTCTCGAAGATTACCGCGGCTGCATAATCATTGCCGGAAGCGGTGGTACCGGCTTGAACTGTAACGTTACCGTCGCCTTGGGTTGATGCTGTGCTGCAAACAACAGTCAGCTTTGTAATCAGAGAGTCTCCCGGGATATAAATGGCGCCCGAATCAATATTTTGTGAGCCACCGGTGAAAGTTAC